CGCTCAACGCATCAAAGAGACAGGCAAGGATATTCAAGTTGTCGCGGTGGACCGCTGGCAACCCTACCCGGAGCATCACTTCATTTATCAGGAGGACGCGCCGATAGTAGAAAGCGAGCGTGTGGCGTACGAATGTGCTAAGGCGCACGGCGGTGTGTTCCCGGCGTTCTGCCATCACCTGTACGAAAGTGGATTGTCTGACTGGGTGAATGTCGTTCGCGCGGATAGTGTGGATGCTGCATGTATGTTCACATATCCAAACTCTAATTCACCAAAGGTTCATTTCGTATTTATCGATGCGGAACATGAAGCGCAGGCTGTCGAACGTGATTTGTGTTCCTGGTGGGACCTTGTCAGTCCTGAATGGATGGCAGGTCACGATTACAACCGTGGGTCTGACATTCATTTTCCAGGTGTCTGGAAGACTGTAGACGCGAAGTTCGGTCAAGAAAACGTCGAATGGCGCGGTCAAACTTGTTGGGTGGTCCGACGCTCGCATCTGGAACGCCCGAGATGAACAGATGACCAGGACTATCACCATCTGCTCTCACCGGCGACCAGAATACCTGGAACAAGTTCTTGAGAGCCTTGCGGTCGCTCTTGAATACTGTCCAGAGTACAAACCAGACCGGGTCCTGATCGGTATCGACCCGGAACCCTACTACGGGATGCACGACCGGGTAGTCAAGATCGCAGCTAAGTCTGGATTCGAGTCGTTCGTATGGCCGGAACACTTGGGAGTATCCGAGCACCCGCGCCGCTTGCTGCAATGGATCTTCGAGAAATCAGAATTCAACTTACACATGGAAGACGACACGGTACTGAGTCCTGACGCGCTCCGGTTATGCATGTGGTTCCTGCGCTACCCACGGCCCGCTATCCTATCGTTGCACTCAGCTATCGATTCCAATGACCCTGCGTTGGTTATTAAGCGTGCTGACTTCGGTGTCTGGGGCTGGGCCTGCCGTGCGTATATGTGGATCGATCATATCGCGCCCACCTGGAACCACAAGCGGGAAGGCAAGCTTGGGTGGGACTGGTCGCTGTCGCACACGATCTACCAGCGCAAACTGACTGTTTTGTCGCCTGTGCTATCTCGCGTTCGTAATATCGGGCGTGAGCTTGGGTGTCACCAGACACCGGAAGGGTTCGACATAGAGATGGAAGGCGCTACATGGGCGGACGCAAAGCAGGCAATCGATATCAATAAGTTCCTGCTTGACCCAGCCGAGCCTACTAGGTGTACCAATTGGCCGTACGGAGAATAGTAGAGATGACAACAAAATCCAAACGTGTCACCGCCAACCAATTTGACACCGCGCTATTGGAACAAATCGCTCACGCCAAGGGCATGAATGTATCGCCAAACGTGATCTCTCATGCTGTTACATTCTGCGTCCTGGTAGGAAACCGGTTGTACGGTGAGCGTAGGCAGGATGCTCGATCGGAAGCCTTTAAGACAGCCTTCCAACAAGTGTTTGAGGACGCGAGGGTGGAACGCGCCGAGTACGCGATGAAGGAACGGCAACAGAAGATCGATAGCGAGAGGCGCATCGTTGTGCCTGGTCAATCTAGGAACTAGCGTGTGAGCATATTACTTGATGACCGCGAGGACCCGGCGCTCGCATCCCAACTTTCTCGTTTCGGACTCCCTCTCTCAGTCGTCCATCTTGAATACGGAGACCTCGCCATCCAGTCATCAGGTGGACTTATGATCGGCTATGAGCGCAAGCGCTTAACCGACCTGATTGCCTGTATGCAAGATCGCAGGCTCGCCGGTCATCAGTTGCGCAGCATGTGGTCAAGCTACGATCGCGTAGAACTTGTAATCGAAGGACTCTGGAAGCCTAACGAACACGGTGCAATCGAAGTCCCGAACGGCCGTGCGGGCGCATGGCAGACCTTGTACCATCGCAATAGTGGTATCAGCTACCGCCAGGTTGACTCATACCTTTACAGTCAGTATGAGTGCGGTGGCGTCCCGTGCTGGCGCACCGGATCTCTGATCGAGACTGCTCACCTGTATGTCAGTAGATTCCATTGGTGGCAGAAAGACTACGAACTGCACAAAAGCCACGACGTGTTGTTTAGTAATAACCCTTCAGCACAGCGGCGCGGCGCGGTCACCTTGCACCAGGGAGATCCGAACCCGGTCACGATGCTCGCGGCGCAGATACCAGGACTGGATGCTAAATCGTGGGACGTAGGTAAACATTTCGACTCTCCTGCTTCGATGGTCAATGCAAGCGAGACTGAATGGCGTAAGGTTTGCTGGACAGATCGCAAGGGTAACATCAAACATTTTGGAAAGGATACCGTGCGGTCGATCCGCAACTGGCTGCACGGGTGGACAGATCAATGAAGTATCGCGCCATCACCATGCAACCTGTGGAAGGCCTTCCATTGCAGTCGTTCTCAGAATCGATGGAAGTGATCCAGTCATGGGCGCGCACTGTCTCAAAGAAACATGATGTGGACGTGAAGGTGTACGAGACTTACGAGCGTGTGCTGACAATAGTTAGGAAGCCACAGGCTACCAAGGGAGCAAAGGAAGTCTCGAATGCCTAACTGGGTAGACCCGTGTCCTACCTGTCCACACCGCTACCCGGCTATTGGCGGTGACGGCCCACAACCGGCGCCTGTGCTATGCATACTGGAGCGTCCTGGTCCAGACGAGAACCGCTACGGGCGTGTAGCCTGTGGCAAGACTGGACAAGAACTAGACGAGCTTTACTTGCCTCTGGCTGGACTGGATAGGTCCGAAATACGTGTCTGCAACACAGTTCTATGTTGGGCGGGCAATAACAAAAAACCAAGCGACAAAGATATCTTCGCCTGCGCCGCTCATCTGGCGCAAGAGATCGCGTTGACTCAGCCGGAAGTTATCATCATGGCTGGAGCTACACCGTGTGGTCTGCTGCCTGCCATCAAACTCAAGATGATGCATGGAATACCGCAGCACACAAGCAAGGTAGGGTCGCTGTTCGGCTGGGAAGGCTGGGTAATCCCAATCAATCATCCCGCGCAAGGACTGCACGAGAGTCGTTGGATGAAATCGATGATGGACGACTGGCGGGAATGCCTCGCGCCGGGATCGCTTAAATACGACCCGGAGCCGGAACAGACAAACTACTATCAAGCGCGAACCAGAGGCGAAGTCTCCACCTACTTTACGAAACACAGTACAAGATACGATAACGAACCCGGTGTAGACACCGAATCGCACGGCGGTCATCCTTGGAGCGTGCAGGCCAGCGCTGCGCCGGGAACAGGTATTCTGATCAGGTCAACAGACCTGGATGCGTTAGAAGAACTCCGCTTCTGGGCAGACGGTTGTATCTTGCACAATGCCGCTTACGACCTGGAGGTACTTCGCAAGCTAGGATTCAATCTGACTCATTATCGTGACACGATGCAGGAATCCTTTCACCTAGGCGATCTCCCACACGGGCTTAAAGAACTCTCTTACCGCCTGTTCCGGCACACTATGACCTCGTACGCCGAAACCGTCCGCCCTGCGTCGATCCGCGCCTTGCAGACCTGGATGCAGGAAGCGCTACAAATCGCGATCCTGGACCTGTCGTTTGTCGAGCGCGTACAGTTGAAAACGAAAGTCAAGGAAGTCGTCCGCAAAGGTGAACTGGAATCACTTCTTACCCGCCTGATCCGCAATGCCGACCCTGATAGCGAGTACGACCCTTGGGGTGACTCGGACGACCCGCGCTTAAACGCTTTCTGGAACGATCCTTGTAACGAATGGATGAGGTCACATATTGAGACGCGAATCGGACACTACCCGATCCTGGGAATCGCTAATTGCACGATGGAGGAAGCTGTTCGGTACGCGGTTGGTGATGCGGACTGGACGGGTCGCTGTGCGGTCGAACTCGCTAGGCGGCGCGAAGGCGCGTTCAAAATATTTGAAGGAGACCGGGATGCCTAGAAAACCAAAACCACGCTTTAAACTTGTAAAGTTCGTCAAGGAGCTTGGTGAATACAAACCCGGTAGGCTTGCTCTACTTCGTGAAGAATTGGCCGAGCACCTTGTAGCGAAGGGTGTAGCTGTACCGGTCAATATGACGCCTGGAGGCGAAGTACTGGCATGAGCTTGTACGGCGGCATCACGCTTCCGGGTCGTCCTGACCTGGAGAACATCCGAAAGCTGGATTTGATGATCCTATCTAATCTTAACCGGATGTCGCGGTACGGGATCGCAATCGATCTCCTTTGGCTGGCAGAAGTCGGATCTCAATTCGAGATTGAGAAGCGAGAGCTACAATCTCAAATCGCTTCTTACATCCCGGCGCACGCACTCGATCAATTCAGCGCTCGCGCGGCCGAGATCGAGGAAGAACAAGGCAGCGCGACGATCAACGCATCGAGCGCGGAACAGATTCGAGTGCTGCTGTTCGACTTGCTCAAGGTCGGACGCAACCAAAAGTTGCGTACAACTGGAGCAGGCAAAGTATCGACCGGACGCAAGAACCTGGATACCTGTCACGACGAGCATCCGGTCGTGCCACTGGTACAACAGTATCGTGAGCGAGCCAAGCTTAAATCCGCATTCTGTGATGCGCTTCCGAAACTCGCGCGTACACATCCAAAGTCAGATTGTTGTCCGATATGTGAACTGCCACACACTGCTAGCACTGACAGGCTGCATACGACCTTTACCACCACATCCGCGATCACAGGCCGTTTGAGCGCACGCAAGCCTAACCTGCAACAAATTCCAATTCGTACACCGGAAGGAGCTCGCATCCGCGCAGCCTTTATCGCTTCACCCAGCACAAAACTTGTATCGGTGGACTTCGCTGGCATGGAAATGCGCGACCTAGCCCACTTATCCAATTCCACCACGTTCATCCGTTTGTTTGAGTCCGGCTTCGACCCGCATGTGAACACAGCAATGAAAGCGTTTGGGATAAGCGACCCTTCCAAGGTGGACAAGTACCTTCATCGACTACCGTCCAAACGTACGAACTTCGGTATCCAAAACGGCACTACCGAAGTAGGTTTGCAAGCGCAGGTTATAGGTGATTACTGGGCGGCTGGCATGATACCGCCCGAGCACATGCGCGGCGAGCCTGGTAAGCAGTGGTTCAAGCAGTTTATCGCGCGTTGGCATGAGTCCTACCCGGAAGTACAACCATACTTTGAGACGCAATACTACCGCGCCCGCCGCTACGGGTTCGTATGGGGTCCGTGGGGACGGACACGCTACATACCACAGATGTGCTCATCACTGCCTTACAAAGTTCATGAAGGACTGCGTGAGGCGCAGAACTTCGCGGTTACCAACTCAAACGCGGAACAGACGAAGCTCGTAATGGCTGAGTGCGATCAACTGTTCAACGAACTGCTTGAGAGTGGGATATGGGCGTGGCCCTTGCTATCGATTCACGATCAAGTCATCGCGGAAGTAGAGGAAGACTACGCCGAACCGGTTGGTACGATGATGCAATCGATATTTGAGAACGTCATGGTAGATAGACAGACCGGCGAGCACCTGTGGCGCGTGCCGATCAAATCAGATTGTGAGATTTTAGACCGTTGGAAGTCCAAGGAGTAATTTATATGGCTGAACGCCTTAGGTCCGCATCGAACTCAAAGTACCCACTTGCATCCGTGATAGATGACCCGGATACCTTCAAGCGAGCCATCCACCTGCTTAAGGAATGTACTATCAACAAGGTAAAGCAATCCGAGTTGAAAGAACAGGAAGACGAACTCAAAACTGAACTCGCTGCTATTTGTAGCGCGTACAACCTACCTGGCATTCGGCACGGTCTAGACTGCTTCGAGTACTTTGGATGGAAGACCAAGCAAACCTTGAGCAAGGAACGTCTGCTTGCGCTCGGTGTGACCGCCGAACAGATAGCGCAGGCTTACGTGGATAGCGATCCTTTCCTGATGACCAAGATTACACCGTTCGACCTGGAGTGACTACCTACCCCGGTACTCCTGCCCCGTGTCCGACTTGTCTCCTACACCGCCAATAGCACTATGGTTAGTCCGGCTGAAGTAGAACCCGACCACCGTTCCAAACGCGACACTGAAGATCGTCGGTATCTGCACAGCCGGGTCCTTTACCGCCAGCCATCCACCTATACCTAACGTGCCGAATACCACGAATAACGCGATAACCGCTTGTGTACGCTCCCATATAAAGTTGACCCGGCGCTGTCCTTCATGTGTCAAGTCCTGCTGAATAGTGGTAGTCGGTGACAAGGGTTGCTGTGACTGTGCGGTACTCTGCTCCGCATTGTCACTCCTAGACAGGTGGTCTGGTACGGAACTCATCAAGGTTAGAATGACATCTCACTTCTTGGGTACTGCCTTGTGCATCAGCAATCGCTCGTTCAAATCTACCACTTCCTCATAGGTCATCTCGCTTATACCCTTGCCGTAGAACTCTTTAGCGGCTGCGCGTAATGCTTTTGAGTCTACACCAAGGTTGCGAGCGTTGGCAAATACAGCACGCATTGCGTCGGTGTGGCGGGCTTCATGCTTTATGGAAGTAACAGATGGTTCCGAGCCGGTGTCGAAACCGGAACCTGTGGCGGGCGTTGGTTTGACGGGCGCGTCCGGCGTGGCTTCCATCTTACCTTTTAATTTTGGTTTCGCTTTCGGTTCCAACTTGCGCTTGACCGGTAGTCTGCTTGCGCCCTCGTCGAACGGCTCCGGTGCGCCGCCAGAGCGCAATTTAGCGGCCGTCTTGGGGTTGGGCTTGAAAGGCTCGAATGGAGCCTCTACAGGCAGCGTGGCGGGCTTGCGCGGCGTGAGCCTGCTAGCGCCCTCGTCGAACGGCTTGACTGGTCCTCCGTACTTTGGTGCTTTCAACCCCGGTCGCTTAGTTGCTGTTACCTTTGCTGCTTCCTCAGGCAATATCTGCTCTAACGCTTTGATAGCGGCTTCCCGGAACGGATGTCTAGCGAACCGGATAAGCTCGTGTACCTTCACAACTCCCTGTGGTTGTGTGAGCATCCGTGTGACTGTTTGTGTTGCTAGCTTGCCTAACCTCGCGGCCGGTAGCGCGATTGTGGCTCCAGTCTCCAGCAATGATCCTGCTTCCTCGCCGGGTCCACTAGGCTTGAGCGCTTCCGGCTGCACACCCACCAGCGCCGGACTCAACATAGGCAACAGATCAGACGCTACCCCCTTGCCCACGCCAGTCAATACTTGTCTCGTCACAGATGGCTGTTCCTTGTAAGCTTCCGGGTACCTTTCTTGCAAGAACTGTTTGGTTTCCTGTGGTGTCCTCGGTGTCAGTTTTGGCTTATCCGTTACATCAGTGAACTGACTGTACTGCGTATATTTCGCTTTGACCTTACGGCCTACCTCAATATCCGGCAGAGCATCGTACGCACCGGGGTACTTTCCCTTAACCAGCTTTCCAAGGTCTTCGACAGTTTCCGGCATGTCACTTCAGAATACCTAACGGGTCCTCTTGTTGCTTGTTACCGCTGCCTCTGATCCGCTTCTGTGTGTCGGTAACAGCTTGATCGAGACCGGTCATAATATTCTGCAAGCCTATCTTCATCTCATCCGCCGCCGCATCGAGAGCACCATTGGGCATAAACCGTCCTATAATCTCATCCGCTGTCTCAGTCCTAACCTGATTTGTAGCCGCGCCGCCGCCACGGATATTAGAAACCATCGAGTTATACCGGTAACGTGCAGCCAGCAACGCCTCGCGGAATCTAGCCAGGTCCGGGTCATCACTCAGATTCGCCTTTAGGAACTGTTCTAGTTGATTGAACTTGGCAAACCTTGATCTCGGTACTTTCGCAGCAAGACTCTTCAACCGGTCGATCTCTAAATTGGTCCCAGCGAGCGAGGCTTTCATTGCGCTGTTGACTTGTACCAATTTATGCAAGTTCGCTTGTTCGGCTTTGAACGTCGCACTCTTTTCCAGTGACGGACCAGACCCGCCTTCAGCTATGATAAGGTCCGCTTTCATCTTCTGATAGCGCTCTCGCAACGGATTCTTGGCTGATAGTCCGAACGGCGGATCTTGGCCGGTAATAAGCGATCGTTCAGCTAGGGCGCGCAACTCTTCATCGCTCATCTTGTATGGTGAGTCACCACCCGCGCCTGCGCCAGCCGTGGTCGCTGCCTTCTTGGCTTTCGCGATCACATCCTTGGCGGTCGCCGCTACGGCCGGGTCAGGGTCGTTTACATGCTTCCTCGCCCATACCTCATCCCGAACCGAACCCCCTAATTCGGCTGGTGGCTTAGGCTGTTTAACCTCTTTTTCTTTCTTGTGGTACTTGTCCGGGTCAAGCGGCACATCCGATCCCAGCTTTGTAAGTCCATTCAGACCTTCGATACCTTGGAACGTCTTGCCATCAGGACCTACAATGTCCACAAAGACTGGGCGTGGCGCGGTAGATTGTGCGGACGCGGGCCTGATACTATAGATCGCTTCATCAGCCATCTGACGGGCTTGATCCGGCGTACGGCCTGACTTCTGCTCGCGGTCAAACACATCATGCCAGCGCACATCGTCATCGCTACGTTTCAATTGTAGCTTCTGACGTTCTACTTTCTCCTGATACTGCGCGCGGATCTCCTCTTGTTGCTCCAGTTCCGCTTTCTTCATACGCATCTGCGCTTCCTGGCGATCTTCATCACTCAGGAAGAAACCTTTGCGCTCAGGCTTACCGGTCTGACCGGTCGTATCCACCGTACTCTTGCCTGCCGGGTATACCTTCTGCCCTAACTGCGTAATGAACTGTTGTACATGCTGCAAAGGGTCTTGCGACTGGTCTTTCTTACCCCCCGGCTTCTTGGCTACCTTCTCGCCAGTGCCGGTGTAGTCTGCGATCGCCGCCATTGATGCGGCAGCGAGGTCTGGAACAGCTTCCGGGTTAAAGTTGGGACTATGCTCAATAGAAGCAAGCGCACTCAACGCACCTTTGAGAGCGGTGGACTTCATTTCGTCCTGACGCTCCCGACGCGCGATAAGGCCCTTGCCGATACCGCTTAAGATACCGCCGAACAGTCCTGCCGATCCTGCCGCTCCCATAGTTTACTTATGGCTTCCTAGACGCCAAAACTCCACCGAGAATATCTCCTATCCCTTGTCCGAGTCCACTGAGCATTTGCATCGTGGCCGCGTTCTCTTGTAAGTTCTGACTGGCCTTGCCAAGCCCTATGTTAGCCGCGAGCGATTCTAAACTTGTACCTAGCCCCGCTTCACCTAGTCCGATCCCGGCCAACCGTGTACTCAGATCTCCAAGCTGACCTGTCGCTTTCGTGCGCATCTCACCCTCAGTACGTTGGATCGCACTGGCTTTTTGGAATGGTGCTTCCGCCAGCGCGCTCGTCTTCCCACCACCGCGCGGTTGCATCGAGATCATGTTCCTTATCTGATCGAACTGCTGTGTGATCTGATCGATCTCCGGTTGCGCGGCCTGTGTAATGTCTGCCTGGTCTCCTT